TCATTAACTTGCGATCCATCTAGAGTCCCGGTCATACCAATTCGATATTTGACTCGAGACAATTTGGTCATAAGTGTTACGAGAGATTTAGCTTTGAAGTTATGAGCCTCGTCTCCGACGATAACATCGAACTTGGATAGGAACTGATCCGTTTCCTCATAGATTGATTGCCAAGTCGATACGACGATATCTTCGGTTATTTCCTTACTCTTTCCTCCATGGATCTTCTGAACATTCTGATCATAACCATAATCCTGAAAGTCCTTATGAAGCTGTAGAACTAGAGCAAGATTCGGAACGACAATCAATGTGCGAAGATTTTTGGATCTGTAGTATGAAGCAATCAAATATGCTATAAGAGACTTGCCTGATGCAGTCGGAGAAATAAGAACCAATCTCTTTTGTCTCACGGACTGAACGAATGCTCGAAGCTGATAATCTCTTACCTCGTAGGGAAGATTAAGAGTCTTGATAAACTCTCGAGCTTCATGAATAGAGAACTCTATCGTATTGCATAGATCCGTATTATCCACGATAGAGTAGGAAGATTCGCGAGCGAACTCATGGATTTTGTTAGTAAGTCCAGCATAGATCTTACCAGTTCGCGAATCGAGAAGACGAATTTTCCCGTCCCACTTTCTAGCCTTGTATGCGGGAGAAAACTTAGCATTCGGTACATCAAATGTAAATTTCTCGGACAACTCCCTGATTGTCGAGGGACTTGCAAGGATCTTAACAAATCCTTCATCCACAGAAACGATTTCTATATCTGTCATCCGAGCATAAGTTTCTTCCAATCGATCATCGATTTGATGACGAAATTTCGACCATTGATGGATTTCATAATTTCCGATAAGACTTCCATCTTCTCTTCTTGAAGAGAAATTTTCGTATCTAGTTCGAGAAGTAGATCATCCGCATCGATGTATGTAGAAACCTCAGTCTTGAGGATTCTCTGTGGAAACGGATTCCGATTCATCTCATTGAGATCTTCCTGAGAAGAAGCTCCTGTGTAATAGTCTCTCAGAATGCGAAGAAGTCTGCGACGCTTTAGATTAAGAGCTCGTAGATTGCTCCTCTCTTGTGAGAGGAGAGAGATATATTTCGCATGGAGATTGGAAATTCGTGCGCCTTCAAGATCCAGATTCAGATCATCGACGGCTGAGTCAGTAGTCCAGGAGGAAATGATATCGTTTAATCTCATTCCCTATATATATCACTCAACCTGACCGATTGTCAAGCGTTAAGATATTCGATATCGTATCGTAAATATCTGAACTGCACCGTGGCTTCGAGATAGCTAACACCAGGATCTGTGGATTGGAAAGATAGCTCCGACAGAGAGATCGGAAACATCGCACGGAAGGAAATCATGTGAGAAGGATTCTTATGTGATGTGAGAATCATCAGAGCTCCGTCCGACACATAAGTCGCTGCGGAACCTTCTTTCACTCCTGGCATAACATTTGCTCGAGAAAAATCTCGAGTCTGTTCTAGAGAGACTGGATGTCCAATTGACACGATCCAATTATGGATTTCAACATAGTTCTTAAGATCTTCATCCACTTTGAATCTTATCACCAACGGATCATATATGACTTTTGATGCGGGATATGGAATCGTCGCAAAAGGAGTCGGCATTTCTGCCGCTCCAATTGCGATAGATGGAAGCGTCACATTTTGGCAAAAGTAATTCACGTGGGGAAGTTGCTTCACCACGAACTTAAAGCCAAGAGGACTTAGGAAGTTTGGATTATCAATCATTACTTGGGTTCTAGTTTATCGGAAACCTCATATTGGTGAACTTGATTTCCAACTTTAAATCTTACTGTCTTTCCATCATTGTGTGTTACAAATCCGTAGACTTTATTTGCAGTTTTTGGTTCGTACCAATCAACATATTCTTGAGCATATCCTGGTCTTTTCGGTTTAGGTTGAAGAGAAGAACGTTTTGCGTGTTCGGGATGAATTTTTCCCTGAGCAGCATATTCCCTTGCGTCAATAAAAGATTCATTCACGTCTCGGCGAGCATAATCTCGAAATGGATTATGCCCGAACACGGTGTTAACAGATTCGTTGGCTTGAGAATAAACTGTTTTTCCAATGATATTATTTGCTCGGTCTCGATATTGTTGAGCATACATGCCATGTTCGTTAGCAAGACCTTGATGTATTTTTCTTTGATTTCCACTTGTCTGTCTAATCATACTTTTATGATGAGCTGCTTTTTTGCCATGATATTTTGCCATACCACTGAACTCACTGAATTTTTCCTGAGCAGTCAGTTCTCTCCCCTCTTTCAATGAAGATACTGCCTTGACCGAAGGTCTTCCTGTTGGTGTGAATCCCTTAGCAATTTCTTGCTTTTTGATTTTTTCCCTCTGAATTTCTTCAGGAGAAAGATATGGTTTCGAAGGTTTTGGAGGTTTAGATTTGGCTTTTTCTCTACGACGTTCAGCTTCTCTTTGACGTTTTGCGGTTTCGTAATCTCCAAGAGTTTCGTATTCGTTAGAAACTTTGCGAGCAATTTTTCCGCCATCGCCTGATTTATAGTGCGCGTCTTTATGAAATTCATCATGAATAGAATCGGCCACATGTCCAGCTCGAGCAGCTCTTTCTTCTCTCGCAGAAGTGAATCCTACATCAGCCAAATCATAAGCAATATCTCTTGTCACTTGATGGGCATGATCATGCATCTTTTTAAGAAGAGCGACACGATCGGGATGAACTGCTGCTTCCTGAACATCCGCTTTCATTGTCTGACGTTTAATTTCTTGTTTGTATTTTCTCCCTTGAACGGGAATAGTCATAATTTGAACAGTTCCGTGTTCGGGATGATGTAGTTGGTGCATACGATAAGGATTTTCACCGTTCTTTTTGTTAAACTGAACTACTTTCCAACCTTTGCTTTCAAAACCGAGAATCGTATTTTTATGAGCACTATCAAAACTTTCTCCTCTCATTAAATCATATTCTTTGGTTTGTGTGTCGTTTTTCATTTTTGATATCCTTCTTTAGGCAAACATCTTTACGAATTTCTTCCACTCTTCTTCGGAACCACCTTGGGCTTTTACGCCTGCACAAGTATTGAGTCCGCGAACAAGTGAACGAAGATTGGCCGATTTGTCTTTGATCTTACGAGAACGGAGAACTTCGATAACGGCGAAGCGATCGCGAGAAGATAGAGTGTAATCCACTTCGAGGGGGATCTTGTTTACGATCTTGGCCATGTAGTCATAGATCTCTTCATTGGTCGGATCAATGGAAATAACATATCCGCGAGTTCGTAGAGCTCCATCTGGATCGAGCTTATCCAAGGGAAGATTTGAGATGAAGATAATTTTCCCCGTGAACTCAAATGAGCGAGGTAGAACATTTTCGTCTTCACCGCCCATTTCCTCATACTCTTCGGGCGATACGAAATTCTTACCACCCTTCATCCATGAAAGTTTGCGCTTCTTCTTTGTGTCCGAAGCAGCCTTGAAAAGATTTCGTCCTTCCTGATCAGCGAGGGCTGAGTCTGAATCGTCGAACAGAATGATTTCATTCTTGTGATCGTGCAGAATACGATAGATGCCTGTTGGTGTTGCAGAGCCGGTAATCTTGAAATATCCTTCACCGTCTGAAAGACCAGCTGAATGAAGCATGTCTTCGACGGTTTGTGTTTTACCCGTTCCGCCTCTGCCTCCAAGAAACAGAGCATTCGTAGCATTAGACATAAGAAGTTTCATACCTGTCTTTAGAGAATCGAGTTGTTCCTCATAGGACATTCTGTCAAGATCTTCTTCATCAACACCCTTAACTTCGATTGATTCTCTTCTACCAGCACTTTGCTGGAATGTTACAGCATTGGCTTCCCCCATTACGATATCGACAATTTTTTCTACATCGATTTTATCCACCATATTTGGATCTATGATGAGAGACTTATCGACTCTTCTAAACAACATTCCATATTGCTGCTTAACTGCGGCTTGAGCCTGATTCCATCGTGGTCCATAAACAGAAGAACCGCCTTGACGACTTTGTTCTCCAATGGAAACACCCTTCTTGAGAGCAATGATCATATTCACGACTGTAGTTCTGACTGTTTCGCGTGGATAAGTTGCTTCATTGACAGATGAAATTCTATCTTTCGTTTCGTCAAAGAAAACTGAATCGTCTGAGTCGACTTTACCGAGAAGATAGTCTTTGATGAAGGGAAGGACTTTTACGAGTGATTGTCCTTCATCGAATGTTATGGTTTTTGTTGGACCAAGAGGATTAAGCTTTGTTCCATCCCACCAGTCCATGGAAACAAGTCCAGCGGACTGAGAAATCTTGTTGATTTTCCAATTCAGACGAAAAGACTTTCCCGAATAGAAAAATCGAATGCTCGAATATTTTGAGCCCGATACAACTACGATTTCCGGAGCAGGAAAGTAGAAAACTCTACCAACATACTTTGCTAGATATTTGGCAACCAGAGAAGAAGCTCTTGGGAAATCTCCCGCAGAAATTGCTTCTGTCAATACTTCATGATGTTCTTGCAGAAAAGAGCGAAAATTTAGAGGCATAATTAGTTCTCCGGTACATCTTTCATATTTATAAAAAAATGGAGCCCGAAGGCTCCATTCTTCTTGAGTGATTCCTTATCTAATTACATTAGATTTTGGATACGGGTGAATCTGTAGTACAGATTTCTACGAGCAGCGCCTGCACCGATAGAACCATCGGCGAGTGAGGTTGCGAATGGATTGGCGACCATGCCGTAGCGGGTCTTGAATCCGATCTTAGGTTGGAAAGTGTCCTGACCAACTGCGCGAACCATTTGGAGCGGAACGTAGGGGCAATAGAAGAGACCAGCGTCAAAGGCCGAAGAACCTTTGTAGCCGAGAGTCATATATTGCAGACCCGAAGCTGAAGAGAAGTATGGGTCAACATAAACCTTGATACGACCATTGAGAACACCAGCGAAGGTGTTTCCCGTGTCGTCAACATTTAGGTTGTTGGCAAGAGCTGGGGTATAATCGAGAACGCCAGCAGATTGGAGAGCAGAAGCGACGTCTGATCCGCAGAGCAGAACGTTCCCCTTGCCTCTACGTGTGGCTTTTGCCAGTTGGTTAGCTTCACGTTCGATTTGGAAGAACATACCCTTGAACTTTTCAACCATCCAGCGACCATTTGAGTCGACGTCGAGGTTGAAGGTTCCTGCTGTAGTTACGTTTTCCTGCGAACCGTCCGTAGCTGTGAAGTTAATCGTACGGATAACTTCGCGGTTGATTTCTGCAAGAATTTCAGCAGAAAGGATGTTAGCTAGTTCAGTTTCAGCGTCGAGTCCGTGAACTGCCTTGAGGTCTTGAGCGAGTTCCATCGTGTATTCTGCCTTGAGGGCGCGAGACACGGCTGTAACAGCAACCTTCTCGATTGAGAAAGCCATTTCTTGGAAAGCGTTCTTAGATCCATCGCCACGAGCTTCAATATCAGCTGTGGAAACACCTGTCGAGTATGTATAGGTTGCAGTCTGGGCGTTTAGTGTACGAGTTGTAGGATCGTTTGACTGTTGAACACGACCCGTTGAGGTGTTACCGACAACGAGAGAAGAAGCAGTGTTACCAGCTGCTCTTCTGGAGAAGGACGTATCAGCTTCATTGAAGAGAGCTTCAGTTCCGGTTTGGGAATCATAACGCGAACGCATCGCGAAGATGAGACCTGTTGGACCCGTCATTGGCTGAACGCCGCAAACATCATAAGCGATGAGGTTTGGCATTGAGCGACGAACGAGTGAAATCAGAACTGGGTCGAAGATGTCGACGTTACCAGTTGAAGCCACCGAAGAAGAAGCGCCCATTGCGTTGGTAGGAGAGGCTTCTCCGAGGAGGGTTGGTGAGGAATATCCACCCGAACCAAAACCTGCTTCGCGCGAGGCTCTTTCCTGGTTTTCAAGCAGGGTTGCTGTAACTGCTAGACGATGGGGATCTTTAATGGCATCTAGATGCTTGTGCTCTAGAACCGGACCCCACTTATTCATCAGATATTCCATATCGTACATTTTTGGTACTCCCTTTATGTTAGTCTTTTCTGATCTTATTTATAAATTTACTTTTTTACAGTCCGCGAGATAGCATCCACGTAGGTTCTTACTCCCGGATCAATTCCGCGTACTGTAGATTCGGAGATATCCACATACTCTTCTTCGTTTTCAAAGTTGACGTTCGAAGATTCGTAGATATACGATGATGAAGGGAAGTAGCTTTCTTTCAGAGATTCAAGACGTTCTTTGAAATCTTCCGAGTTCGTGAACGAAATGGATTCTGCGAGAGATTCTAGTTTTGCTGTTTGGATTTCTGTCAGTCCTTCCGAAACTTCAAGGAAAGCCATTTCCTTTTCGAATTCGATAAGACGGCTATTGAGTGAAACATTGGTTTCAATTTGTTCCGAGAGATCAGATTCAAGTTCGTCGATACGATCAACGAGTTCATCGAGAACTTCTGTCTTATCCTCGGGGATATCGACATAATGATCTTCGAAGAGAGTCTTCAATCCTCGCAGAAAG